TGATGGTAATTTAGTTAGGTTTAGAAAAGGTTTACCAGAAAAGATAGGTGGTTGGACTAAAAATAGTCTTAATACTTTTTTAGGAGCATGTCGAGCTATGCTTGGTTGGGTGTCTTTATCATCTACTAAATTTTTAGGACTGGGTACTAACTTAAAATATTATGTTAAAGAGGGTGCTAACTTTAATGATATTACTCCAATTAGATTAACCACTAGCGCAGGAGACGTAACCTTTGCTAAAGTAGGAAATGGAGATGCTACTATCACTGTGAGTGATACTGCACATGGTGCTGTAGCAAATGACTTTGTAACTTTTTCAGGCGCAGCCTCTCTTGGTGGTAATATTAACTCTGCGGTATTAAATCAAGAATATCAAATAGCAACAATTGTAAATGCTAATTCGTATACGATTGAAGCCAAAAATACTAGTGGCGATACAGTATTGGCTGCGGCTGGAGACAGCGGTAATGGCGGTGGATCTACAGTAGGCGCTTATCAAATCAATACTGGCCTTAATGTTTATGTACCATCAACTGGTTGGGGTGTAAGCACATGGGGATCTAGCACATGGGGTTCTGCTGCAGCGGCAAGCTTTGCTAATCAATTAAGATTGTGGTCGCATGATGCTTTTGGTGAAGATTTAATTATCAATCCTAGAGCCGGAGGTGTTTTTTACTGGGACACATCAAGCGGAACATCAGCCAGAGCAGTAAATATTACATCTTTGTCAGGAGCTAATCTTGCTCCAACCAAAGGCTTGCAAACAATTGTTAGTGATATTGATCGGCATGTTATTGTTTTAGGCGCAGATCCTATCGTAGGAAGCGCAAGAACAGGAAACATAGATCCTTTGCTTATAGCTTTTAGTAGTCAAGAAAGTTTAACAGAATGGAATCCTACAGCCACCAATACAGCTGGAGATATAAGACTATCTTCAGGCTCACAGATAGTTGGCGGCCTAAGAGCAAGACAAGAAATACTTATTTGGACAGATACATCCTTATACTCCATGCAATTTATTGGTGCTCCATTTACATTTGGCGTTAACTTAATTAATGAAAATGTAGGCATGATGTCACCTAATGCTGCTGTTAATGCACCAGATGGTGTTTACTGGATGGCTCGTGATGGCTTTTATAAATACGCAGGAGCTGTTCAAAGAGTTAATTGTAGTGTGCTTAACTATGTCTTAGATGATTTAAACGTAACTCAATCTTTTAAAATATTTGCTTTCAGCAATAAAGAATTTAATGAAATAGGATGGTTCTATTGTTCTGGAAGCAGTGACGATATAGATAGATATATCACATACAATTATTTAGAAAACGTTTGGAGCATAGGAGAGTTGTCAAGAACAGCTTGGTTAGACGAAGGGATCTTTGAAAATCCATTAGCAACAGAAGGATCAGCAAACAGCAGTATCTTATACAACCACGAGACTGGCTCAGATGCAGACGGTGTACCAATGGACAATGTCTTTATTGAGTCTGGTGATATTGATATTGATGAAGGCGAACAATTTGGTTTTGTTAGTAGAATTATTCCTGACGTTAAGTTTTTTGGTTCTACTCCTACAAGTGGCCAAATAGATTATGTTTTAAAATCAAGAAATTATCCGGGCGAAAGTTTAACAACGAATTCAACCAGTGATGTTACCAGCTCTACCACACAAAATTTTGTAAGAACAAGAGCTCGTCAATTAGTATTTAGAGTCCAGTCTGATGATGATGCAGATACAGGAGTAAGAACTGGATTTAAGTGGAGACTAGGAGCCAATAGATTTGATATAAGAACTGATGGCAGAAGATAATGGCAAAGCTTCTTGATAGCAGGTTACCATTAGCGTTAAACGAAGTTGATGCAAGTTTATTCAATAGATTAGTTAGAATACTAGAAATTAATCTAGGAAAGTTTGATCCAAATTCAACACCACAGTTTAACGATAGTGAAATAAATACTCTTGCTTTTAACGCTGGAGATGTTATTTGGAATACATCTATTGGTGTACTTCAGGTTTATGTTGGCAACAGATGGATAGACCTACACACGCCTGTAGACCCTCATGGGTTTGAAGCTAGCGCAGAACTAGGAGCTGTTAGTATTAAAACAAATGGTGATATCACCTTAACTTTATGATAAATTAAGCACATAGAAGTTTTAGTAATTAAAATCAATAAACAATGAAAAATCTAGAAACAGCAAATAAAGGAATAAAAGCACTAGCAAAAAAAGAACCATCTTTAGTAGAAAATAGATTTGGTTACGATGTTCCGGGTTATATGTATGGCGGCATAGCAAGGTTTCAATTTGGCGGCCCTGCTGGTGGATTTAACATAGATCAAGATTACATTAGAAGATATTACGAAGATATTTTAGGAATGGATGTTGATGATCTTGGTGAAGAAGATAGTGAAGAAGCTATGGCCAATGCTCTTGCTAGAGCTTATGGTGCACCTTCAGAAGGCATAGGGCCTTACGCTAGATCAATGGGTTACAGAGATACAACTCCTGGCGCTCCAATCAGTATTGACGCTCAAGACAAAACACCAGATGCATATAGATTTTATCCTAGTGAAGTATCTAAAATTTATGCACAAGCCAAAGGCGTACCTTTTTCTCCATTGGTAGCACCCCCAAAAGAAGCTACCTTTATAGATGACATGCAGCCTAGACGTATAGCCAGTCAGTTATATGCCAAAGATGGAACTTATGTTGAAGCAGATGTTGAAGACTTTCCTGAAAGAGACGAACTAGTTACAGGTCCTGGTGGTGAAAGAGGCGATAAGATACCAGCCATGCTAAGTGATGGTGAGTTTGTAACTAACTCAGCAGCTGTTAGAGGCATGGGTATTGCAGCAGGAGCTAATCCTAACGATGAATACGAGCAAAGATTATTTGGCGCTCGTGAAATGTACAAGATGCAAAAGTTTGGAGAAGAAATAGCTAAAAAACTTGTATGAATCTAACCTTAGAAAGGCTAGAACCCGTTGCTGAAAACGGTAAACTTATAGCTGACTTTCTATCAAAAAACTTTTGGGCAGAACATTCTCTGTCAGGCGAAGGATCTCCACCAATAGAGTGGGGCCGAGCATCCTCACACATAAATCATTTCCTGTTTGAAGGAGTTGTGTATAATGTATTAGATGGTGATACAATCATTGGTAGTATTGCTGCAGGTCCCGATGACTATTGGTGGTCAGCAGAACAATACATAGGCGATGGATGGTTTTATGTTTTACCTGAATACAGAAATTTAAAAAACCAAATCCCACCGTCACATCTTTTAATAGATGCAGTAATAGATTATGCTAAAGAACAAGACAAGCCTTTAATTCTTGGCATTTTTAATCTAGAGGGTGTAGAAAGAGCTAAGAAACTTTTTGATAAGAAAGGCTTTCACCAAATAGGTGGTATGTATTATAGGAAATAAATAAAAGATGTGTCTAAGTAGTAAAACAAAAATGGGTCCAGAAGCACAGGTTATTACAGCTCCTCAGACCGGTTATTCTTTTGTTCAACCATACGCAGAAGACTATTCACGAAGATTACTATCATCTTACTTTGGCTCGCCAGGTGAATACGAAGGTCTTATATCTAGACCTAGAGATATACCGATTGAACAAACTGCTGGCCTTACTCCATTACAAATTCAAGCTCGACAACAAGCAGGTAGACTTGGTGAATACCAACCCTATCTTACAGAAGCTGGCAGGCTTTTTGGCAGACAAGAAAGAGGTTTAGACGAAGCTTTTGGATTTTTGCCGGGTGCTCGTGATGCTGTTACTGGTGGTCTTGGTGCACTACAAAGAGCTGAAGAAACAGCAAGAGGGACTACAGGTATTTATGATCCTTCTATGGCTCAAAACTTTTTTAATCCATATGAAGATCAAGTTGTTCAACAAACACTAGAAGACATAGGCAGACAATCAGCTCAAGCAGACATAGGTCTTAGGGATCAGGCTGTATCAGCCGGCGCATTTGGTGGGTCTAGAGGAAGAATTACCCAAGAGGAACTTGCCCGACAAACTGGACGTGGAGCAGCAGAAGCTGTTTCTGGCATCAGAAGCGCTGGTTTTGGCCAAGCTCAAAATCAAGCACAACAAGCATTTGAACAACAGCGTGGCGCTCAACAAGGACTTGCCTCTATGCAAGCAGGTATTGGCGGCCAACAAGCACAACTAGGCCAGGCTCTTGGTGGGCTTGGGCAATTAAGCGCAGGATTAAGTGGCCAGTTTGGACAGATTGGCGGTGGGCTTGCAGGACTAGGTCAGCAATCTCAAAGTCAACTAGGTAGCCAAGTTAACATGCTGAACCAACTTGGTCAGCAGGGTCAGGCTACTCAGCAAGCAGCTCTATCAAGACAGTTTGCTGGAGCGCAACAACTTGCAGGCGAGCCAATGCAAAGATTATTGCAAGGCCAACAGTTACTTGCTGGTATGCCGACAGGTCAAATTAGCGGTGGCACACAGGGAAGTGCTTATCAGCCACAAAGTTATCAGAAGCCTAGCGCATTCTCTCAATTACTTGGAGCAGCTGGTACTGCAGCTGGTGCTTACTTTGGAGCTCAATCTGATGTTGATTTAAAAACAAACATTAAAAAAGTTGGCGAGCTAGAACCAGGCGTTGGTTGGTATACATGGGATTGGAATGACAAAGCTAAAGAACTTCATGTTGACTCAGAACCAACAGAAGGTGTATTAGCGCAAGAAGTTTTAGAGGTTAGACCAGATGCAGTTAAAGTAATTGATAATGGCTACTACGCTGTAGATTACGGGAAGATATTATAATGTACGGAATCATGTCAGGGCTAGAGCCAAGAGGATATGCTAATGGCGATTTAGTACAAAAAGCTTTACAGCTAGGCGTTCAACCTTTTGGTATGAGCGATGAAGAAATCATGCAAGCCATTTCACAAAAACAACAAGTTGATGATATGTCTGGTGCTTCTGCTGATTTTGGAAAAGCAGCCGAAGGTTTTAAAGAACAATTTAAAGATTATGTTTTTGATTATACTGACCCAGTAGACTATGCAACAGCACCTTTATATTTTGCAGGCCCGATAGGAGCAGGAGCAGCTCGATCAATTAAAGGCGCAAGAATTGCAAACAAAGCATCAAAGGCTGGAAAAAATTATAAACCTGGTGGAGTAGAAAATATTTTAAAAAGTAAAAAAGTTTCTATGGGAATACCAGCATTAACTCTTACTGGTGAAGTTGGATACGAACTAGCTAATGAAGCTTTGGATGATGCAGCAGAAGATCTTGAAATGGCTAACGCAGACGAAATTGAAAAACCAGATGCAATGAAAGGAATAAAAGCTTTTGCAGAATTTGCTAGTCAACTAGGAGCTACTCCTGGAGAGACTGAAGAAATGACAGGCGGACAGTTTATTCCAATGAGACCCTTTGAAGCTCCGGGCGTAATGAGAATGGCCGATGGTGGTATAGCTCAACTTGCAAAAGGCGGCAGAGTAGGTGCTTTAATATCTGGTATAAAAGCATTAGCAAAAAAAGTAACACCAAAAAAGAAAACAAAAACTAAAAAAGAAAAAGATTCAGAAAAAGAAACAGCTATATCTAAAGACGCTCCTGAAGGACCAGGTGCTCTTGATTTTGTAGACCCTTATACAGCATCAGCTATTAGAACTGCTGCTA